GGTCTAGATCAATACCAATCAAAGGGAAAAACCCATCATACCCAGAGCCTACTCTCACAAGCGCCGCGGCTCCACTAGTTGCTACAGAATAAACTTTGTCATAAATTTGTACGGAAGAAACAGTATTAGCGTTAGGCCCTGCTAAAACTTCGGTAACAAGAGTCCCATTTTGGATACCTCTTATAGTAAAGTTTATTGCCGCAAGGTTGTTTGCAGAAGTAAGAGAAATAGACCTACTATATCCACGATCAATAAATGATACTTGGTTTGTGACTTGATTAACGAGATTGCCGTTTAAAACAAGATTATCCGCCCCAACAGTAGTTTGTAATGCGCATACATCTGATGTATTAGATGCTGGAAAAATGTATCTTAAATATCTAGACATAGGGCGACTCTCTTTTAAATTTAAGTAAGTATGTAAATTAGAATAAAAACATCTAATTTACATACTCTTTAAGTATGTGCAATTTTTGCACTATGTGCAATTTTGCACATCGCTAATTAAACTCCAGGTGAACCAAAGATCCCACGTGGATTAGATACGCCAAAAGAATAACGCTCAGTAGCCTTAGCCATAACGTTATCTGTTGGATAATCGACGTAAGTATCAGTCTCAACCGGTGTTCTTTGAAAATGTTTTAACCCATCTTCTGCGTCAGTAAGGATAAACCAAGCAGTAGCCGAAGTTAGGTACTGATTAATTTTGTAGCCATCAGGGATATAGTCGTTGTGATATAAGGCGTTAATATCATTGTTTGCTACATCCACACGGAAAGCCGAATTAAGCAACCTAGAAGCAGCGAATTGCAACTCTCTCGGTAAAATCAGTTTTTTAGCCATAGTTTGAGACAAAATCCCGCTTTGCATAGGGAATTTTTGAATCAAAATAATAGCTTGCTCGACTCCTGCTTCACTAAAATCAACGTTTGGGGCAGCTCCAGCAAAGGCATTGGAGAATACACCACCGTCAATTGGGTGAGCAGCAGAACATACAGATTGACCGTCACCGATAGGATAAGCTGCATTAAAAGCATTATTTAATACATTTGCACCAAGAATATTCTTAGTTACCCTTAAAGAATTTCTAAGTGAAATTGCTTGTTGTGGAAACTGATTTTGATACAAATTATCTTCAACGGCTTCTTTAGTAATCGTAAAACTTAAACCAACTCTTTTATGAATATAGTTCGTCACGATTCTTTGTCCCATACTATCAGTAGCAATAGGTTGACCTTCCATCTTAATATCAGCTGCGCCAAGATATTTCATCTCAACTTCGATTTCCTGATATTTATCTGATTGGTAAGTTTTAAATATCTCTGTCCATTGTTCAGGATATGTTGGATATTGCCCAAAGACCGCCTTTAAACCAGGGCGGAGTAACTGAGCGATTTGTCCGGTATTTATCATAATTTTATACTCTTTTAATAATTAAGCAGCTACTACGCCAAGAGAACCGCCTCTATAAGCATGATTGTTGATTGTGACCATTACATTTAGGAAAGCGGCAGTTGTTGCATCTGCTGCGTAACTAATTGGATTACTTAAATTAATAGGATCATTGGTATAACCGATCACTTTTAAAGGAAGAGTGATAACAGTATGTGCTGGATTGTTGGCCGTAAATGTAGTTGCTAAAAAAGCTCCTGATTGACCGGTACGAGTACTACCAGCAACTGGATTCTGTGGAGCTAAGTTTCCACCACCACCGCCGAGTCCAAGCCCAAAGTTTTGACCCATTAAGCCATATGGAAAACGAGCCTCATTCAATACGTTTGTCCAAGTCGATACTTGTATATCAAAAACTGCACTTGGATCATCGATGACAAGAGCTGTAATTTTACTACCAGGCATAACTGCTGTAGAAGCTGGCCAGTAAGGAGCTTTGACGAGTACGCCTGTTGGCAGCATATATTCACAACCCATGAAGACACCAACGATTGAAACGGCATTTGTTCCGGCATTACCGTCTGTGTTAAATCCATATCTTGCTATAGTACCGCCACCTTGATTGGCGAGAGCTGGATTCCAAATTACCGGATCTCCAGTAAAAATAGATGTCGCGTATGTTGCCACTCCGTCTGCGGGAGCACTTATATAATATGTGTTTGTTTTTTCAGTCCAGCTACCACCATTGATTGATGATAGTGGTCTTAAGCCGAATGGTGCATTTACGCCATAAGCCATAGAAACCTCTTGTTTTAAATTTAAAAAATTATTTTTTTTAAATCTTTTAAGGTAGAGATTTAAGAGACCGATAAAACGATTTTGAGTTTCGTAGAAACTAGTAATTGGATAATCTTTTAAGGAGAGATTTGATAAACCGATGCAACGTTTTAACGTCTTGCCTGACATGTTCCTTTTATGGAGGAGGAACAACCAAAAGATACGATTTTGAGTTTCGTAGAAACTTTAAACTTCTTGTGAATCAAGAATACTAATTATTAATTGTATTAAAATTATTCATTTCGTCAATAGATAATTTATTATTAAATTTTTTAATTCATCTTTAGCTGGACATTATCATAACTGTAGCCCCATAAGGTAAAGCCGTTACTAACTCTCCGCTAGCATCAACTATAGAAATAACGACGGAGCCAAGATTTCTAGTCGTCCAAAATCCATTATATACAATTGGCGGTAATGTCGAACCAAGACTTCCCAAAGATATCATTACACCATAATTAATATTAGGCATAGAAATAGTAAATAATATTTCATAATAGCCACCACTCCCAGTAATTGAAATCACATTAGACGAGTCCTCGATGACAATTGTATTAGAATTTCCAACGATAGTATCAGTGAACACGCACCATGCCTTAGGAATAAAAGGGTTATTAAAAACTCCCGAAACAGTTAAATTCGGTATTGTGGCATTGCCATTGGCATCAATCAATACGCCATTAAGATTAAGTTCGCCAGTTCCGCCACCGCCTCCTGTAGTAAAAACAAGATCAGTATTAATATCCGTAGCTGTTAAATTATTGCCTGTAATAGAAAAAGAACCCACTTGAAGAGAATTTAAGTTAGACACATCCGGCAATAAATTGATGATCGGAACATCTAAAATACCATCGCCGTCAGTTACATTAATATTAGTACCAGCAGTTATAGTAGTAGTAGTCCAGGTTAATGGATTATTGCCCGTAATTACGGCTAACCCTGTTGTAATAACATTATTTAAGTTAAAAATGGATGCCGGAAGTTTAAAATCAATTACAGCACCGGGTGGAACTACATTGCCATTAGTTATGTCGATCGAATTGTCTGAACTGCTAGCTTCGAATGCTACAACGCCGTTATACCCACCTCCAAACGGAATAATACGCCATAACCCCGCCGAAGTGGAGGAGTCATATAGTTTAAAATCAATAATATCACCGGGATTCAAGGTGTATAAAAAGGTATTATCATTTTTTAGTATGTCAAAGGTATAGATAGAAATATTATTAAATATTACATCTGTGCCATTTGCGGAAAGCGTCGCATCTGGCAGGGCGATTGTCCACCCATCTTGGTCGGGATCAACCTCGTTAAAACCAGCAGCTACAGTACCGCCAATGAAAGAGGATGGCCACGACAAAACGATATTATTAGTTAGCGTAATTAACTGATACGATACTTGTGTGGGGTAGACTGTGCTACCATTTACTATGGTGTAAGGCATATTTAAAAATTATTTATAGAGGTTAATGGAGCGGCGAACCCTCCTAGATCATTACTAACGCCTCGTAATGACTTTATTTTATTTGCATTCAATTCATTAAATGCCTGCGTTGCTCTTTTGCAGAATACGTCTGGACGCTCCATCAAAATTACATCTTTATAAGAAATGTACTTTCTAGATAAAGCATTTCGCTCTAATGGATCAAAAGAATATCCTGGTGCTCTATCGGAAGGGACTAGAGTCCATCCTTTTGCTGCCATTTCTTCTACTCTAAAATTAGCCTCGCCTTTTATTCCAGTGTTCACCCATCTATAAGAATAACCATCCTTTTTTACACCCTCAGGAAGAGTGAAAGGACTCATGTAATCCATGCTATACTCTTCTCTTGCTTCTTGTGTCCTTGCTTCGCCATCTCTTGTTGTACGTGACATAATTATTTACCCTTTTTTAAATCTTCTAATTTGTATCTAAGCCAGTCCTTTTCGCTGATTCCCGCATTGCTGCACATTCTTTTTTCATCAGAAGTTAGAATCATTTGTGTTGGACCGGAAGTCTTGCCGCCTATAGACGAGGTATAAGAATTTCT